ATTCTTGCTTTAATAGCTTTCATCAATTCTTCTTGCGTTAGTTCTTTATTTTGTAGAGCTTCATATACTCTTTGATCTATCGTATTATCGGTCATAATATGATGAATAATAGTTGTATGATTTTGTCCTTGTCTATACAATCTAGCATTTGCTTGTTGATATAGTTCCAACGACCATGTAAGTCCAAACCAAACAATGATGTGTCCACCTTGTTGTAAGTTTAATCCATGTCCTGCACTCGCTGGATGTGCTATAAGTAGTTTAATGTTGCCACTATTCCACCGTTCTTTATAGTTTGAATCCTCTAATGTAGTTGCTTCCTTAAACCTTTCAAGTATTCTTTCTTTATCGTGTTTGAAGTTATAAAACAATAGTATTGGTTGACCTTGTGATTCCTCAATAATTTCTTCTAACTTCTCTAATTTCTTATCATGTATTTCCCTTACATCTCCATCATCTGTATAAACTGCACCGTTAGATAGTTGAAGTAGTTTCTGACTTAATGATGCCCCATTTTGAGCTACAACTGTTCCTTCTTCTTCCGACTCTAGAATGTAATGTTTTTCAAGCTCATCATATAACTTACGTTCTTTATCAGATAAGACTACTGTTTGTTTAGTATCGATTCTCTCAGGCATATTCAAATAATCTTTTGCTTTCATACTTAAGCATATATCTTCTATTTGTTCGTATATTTTTTCTTCAGATCCGTCTCTTAGCTCCCAGTTAAAGATATATTCGCTTACTTGATGAGTTGGTTTAAAGTACCTTTCTCTATAACGACTGAATGAAGACTCAAGTCTTTCGCCTCTGTCTATCAAATAAACTTGAGCCCATAAATCCTGTAAACTATTTGGGCTAGGTGTTCCTGTTAATCCTATAAATCTATTAATGAGTGGTAATTTCTTTTTAATAGATTTAAACCTTTGACTCTTAGGACTTTTAAAGGTAGACAGTTCATCAATTACAACCATGTCAAATGGCCATTCTTTTTTATATTGATCACATAACCATTTAGTATTTTCTTTATTAGTTACATAGATATCAGCCTCTGTGTTTAAAGCAGCATTTCTTTCTTTAGGTGTTCCTAAGACTAAAGACACTTTTAAATGATTTAAGTGGTTCCACTTATCAACCTCATCAACCCATGTATCTTTAGCAACTTGTTTAGGTGCTATGACTAACATTTTTTCAGTGTCTAACAACTGCAATTCACTAAATGCTGTAAGTGTCGATACTGTTTTACCTAACCCCATATCAAGAAACAAACCGTATTTTTCATTATCAATCACTTTATCTATTGCATACTTTTGATAGCTATGTGGTTTGAAGTCAATCGCCAAATGTTCCACCTACCATTCTGATAAAGGTGTTTACTTGTTCTTTATTCCATAACACATATACTCTATGATCTCTGTTTTCAAATTGTCTATGCACATATTTTTGTAATGGATGCAACTTACCTTTTTCTTGCTTCATTTCTACAAAATATGTTTTTCCTTCTGGCATAATAATAATTCTATCTGGCACACCTCTTGTTCCAGGTGCAACCCATTTTAAACATAAACCATTTAACTTTGTTATCTCTTTCACTAAATATTTTTCTAATGTCGTCTCTTTCATTTATTCACCTTGTATACAAAATTTATATTCATGTTCCAATGTTGCATCAATTCTTGCCAAACTTTTAAAAATAGCTGTTAGAGGGTTACCCCTATACCTCTTTACTCCCTAACACTACTTTTTAAACTTTATAGTGAATTTGATGCAACATTGGAAACAAACAGGGTTGAACCTTACAGCGAGAAGGGAAAGAGGTGTTGTATCATTTGTTGCATCAATGTTGCATCACCAAAAATGATACAACACCTAAGATTACTTTTTACACCACCGTGTTGCATCACTCAAAAAATGATGCAACATTTGATACAACATCTAAAAATGTATATTTATTCAATATTTCTTATATTAAATCCTCTAAACTTTCATCTCTTACATACGCTATCTGTACACCATAATCTTTTCCGAATCGAATTTTCCCACTTTTATTACCATCATATACAGACCAATTGTCTAATTGTCTTAAGATGTTTGAAATCTTTCTAATTTCCATAGATCCTCTACTATCTCCCTTATCTTTACCAAAACATTCAACAAACACTTCAAGCGCACAGACCTTATTTCTTTCAACGTAATCTACATTTCCTGTTGGTAACATATCAACATCACCTTGATAAAATCGTCTTCGTTCAAAGATAGTTAAGTCCTCCCAATTGCTAGGAATTGGTGTGTTAAGATATTCATCGATAATACCTGTATATGGAGATTCCTCAGTATGTTTACTTTGGATTGAACGCATTTCTTCTTCTAGTTCAGGGTTAAGGAATAACTCTTCTCCTTGTTCATAATAGTGTTTAGCTTCTGCCCATATTTGGTCAATCTCATCTTTGGTTAGTTTAGACCAGTTCACTTCAACTCTCTCTGGATTTACAGTCATTGGCCAAAAACGTCTTCCACCAGTTTCATCTCTTAAGAAATCAACTTTATTAGTTGTACCAATGAAAATACATTGCCTTGGAAAATCTTCAATATAATGCCCATAAGCAACACGAAATCGGTCAACTTGTTTAGATATGAAATGCTTAATAGCTTCAACTTCAGCTTTTCTTGTAGCTGCAAGTTCTGCCATTTCCATTAGCCAAACGCCTTGTAATGCCTCATATGCTTCCTTACCAGTAACAGAAACTAAACTGTCAGAAAACCATGCACCACCTAATTTTTTTAGCAAAGCAGATTTACCTACACCTTGAGGACCATAAAGTGTAAGCATATAGTCAAATTTACATCCAGGCTCCATTACTCGAGCGATTCCAGCAGTCAATGCCTTTTTGGTAGTTGTTCTATTCACTTCAGTGTCTTCAACACCTAAGTATTTGATAAATAACTTTTCAAGACGTCTATGTCCATCCCACGATATTTTATTTAGATAATCTCTTACTGGATGATAGGCATTTTGCATTGCTACGCTTATAATGGCATCTTTTGTTTTGCCTGAATGGTGTATGTCATAAATCTTTTCGATATAACTTCTTAAACTGCTATCATCACCGTCTTGCCATTGACGTATTTTAAAATTATTATTCCATGGCATTTTCCCTAAGCATTCAATTTGTTTTGTAAATTCATTAAATGCTATTTTTCCTTTTAAATTTGGATCATTACGCAATATAATTTCTATATTTGGAATACTAGCTTTGAAAGTACCTTTCGAAGTAATTTCTAACGTCTCAGACCATACATCATCGTTATTTTCTATTTCGTCGAAATCCTGCATTGCATCAGACATTTTGTCGTTAATTAATTGCTTTTTAACAACTTCATCATTTTGCGCTCTTTGCTGCATTGCTTTATAACTAGGTAGTCGATTAACCGGAGTATCTGTATTAGCGTCATCATCTTGAGCACCATATAAGTGTATGCGTACTAAATCAAAACTGTTCACAAGCATACCGCTTACGGGATCCGTATTATGATGAGAATAGGCAAACTTGTTATTTTCGTATAACACCAATCCACCTGCAGTTGAACCTTCATGATAGGTATAACGGTTAGTAGAATGTTTTTCGTATAAATCAGGAATAAAAGTTTCTATAGCTTCTTCTATCGTATAGGCTCTACAAAATGCACCAACAATTCCCGGCTTTTCTTCTGGGTCGCCTTGCTTATCTGCTAATCTTTTAGTCTTACTCTCTTCCCTTGAAGACGTTGGCCATTCTAATGTGTCAGTCCAATCAACATATTCATTTAATATTTTATCTGGGTCTAACAAAGGTAAATCTTCATAGGTAAAGAAAAATTCCGCATCGTTACTAGTTGAAGGCCAATACATTAACCTATGTGGTTGATAAGTTGTATCATCGAAGTAATCCATGCCAACGATATCTGCGACTTTACGCCCAATAGCTTCATACTCATCTGCATTTACATTTCGTTTTAAAGGAATCACTAAACGCAGTCTTGGACTTATCTCTCTATGCTTATGTGTTGAATATAAACAATATGCAAAATCATAAAACATAGATAATATGTCGGTCATATCTTGAGCAGCATAATCGATATCAAGTGTTAGCATTGAACGATTCATGACTTGACCAGCACGCCGTTTACCTTCTTTTAAATAACCGCCGACAAATCCGCCAACATCTTTTATATCTGCTTGTTCGGACTTAGACATTTTATTGTACTCAGTTAAATCTTCTTTAGTTCTAACTGTTTGTGCTAGCTTCTGCATAAAGTCAGACCAAGCCATATTGTGATTAGTCCAATGTGTGGATAGGCGACTAGCAGCATAAGAATATGAGACATCACGATCATATTTAATTGTTTCTATTTGAGTGACTTTGTCTAACATGTTCGGCTCCTTTCATTATTTTAGATAGAGCAGAGAAGCCAACGCCTCTCTTTAGCTTTTGAATCTTTTTCTAATTCGTTCAACTTCATTTTCATAATCTTCTAAACCTTCAACACCATTATTTTTTACTAACTGCTTGAAAAGATAAGCATTCATATACTCCAATGCTTCTATGGTTTTCATCTTATGAGAAATGCTACTTAACAAGATCAATAAAAATATAGATAAAACAATTGAAATGACAATCCACATATTTACAACACCTCCAGTGCTATTGCTAAACACATTAATATAATTAATTCAAAAATGATAATAGCTATTACCATGAAACTTCAGCTCTGATTTTTTCAAAGTCACTCGGCGCCTCTACATCATCATTAGCCGTCATCATAATATATACTTGTTCAGTTACATACTTACCTAGCTCATACATTGCTAGTAAGAATAATAGTCTTAGTATTTGTTTAATCATTGTTTATCTACCTTCTTTGCTTCGTATAAGACCGGATATAAATTTAAAAAGTGTATTCTATATCCAATCGTCTTAACTTCTACTTTGTCGCCTACTTTTAACCTAGCTTGTATGTCTGCGCTATCAAATTTCTTTTTGAATAATAAGTCGGAGTTTTCAATGACTTGTTTGTTGTCTAATACAATATAGAACTTGTCTTCTTTATCTTGTCTCTTGTTATATTTATCTGTAATTGTCCCTTGATGTACTTCTTTGTTTTGGTAACTAGCCACTGTATAGATAGGCGATATGACAACAAGCATCAGTGCGATTACGCCGAATAATCGCAGTATTCCAGCAATAAAGATATCGAACCAATCCATATTTTTAAGTTTTTTAATCATCATTGTCATCTCCGGTATCAATTAAACTAGGTATCATTCTTAACATAGCCCTTAATTCATGTTCATTCATATTAGCCATCATAGGACTGTAAAATTCACTATCTTCATCTTTAACAGTTTTAATAAAACAGCCTTCAATCTCAGCTTTTTCTTCTGGCGTTCCATTTTTATACGTCTTAAATACCTCGGTGTGCTTTTCTGGTAATTTCATTTTAGGTGTATTAATCATCGTTTGCCTCCTTAATAAATGTAAATGATTCAATCTCATCTCTTTTAACCCATACTTCATTGTTGAACACATCTTTGACCGGAAGAAAATCCTCAATCACTAGATTCATAACAAGATTAATATAATCGTCAGAAGCTAGATCTGTTGTTGTGTAATAAACTCTATCTGAAATAGTTTTAATTTTAACCTCCGTCATTTCCCACACTCCCTTATATTTTCAAATAGCTGACCCACTTTAATAACTGCATCTCTTTTAACTTGTGCCTCGTACTTCTCTTTCGCTTCTTCTTTACTCTCTGCCTCAACAACTGTAAACCTTTGATTGCTTTTAGCTTTAGTTATGTGTGTATGCTTGCGTCCTGTTGAATCTTTGAATGTTGTGACTAAGTATTGCGTCACTTCCCCAAAACCTCCTTGACTCGATCTAAGATGTCTTTACACTCCGCTACTTCCGAAGCCTTTTGCTCCACGTTCTGAAACACTCTCGAATTCCTCCACTTGCTTTAGTTCAGGTGTCCATATAGGCACGATAACCAATTGAGCTAGTTTGTCGCCTTTGTTTATGACATAACTACCATTCATAAATAAAATTTTATCTGTTACAGGTGGTAGGACATACTTTCCGTCTATCCCAGCAACATCTCGACTAAAATTATAAGTAACCCAGTTTTCTAAGGTTTCATTTTCATTCTTGATATTAATCCCTAAATTGCCATGATATCCCGCGTCTATCTTGCCCGTTTCAATCACTAAATGTGTTTTACTACTTACACCACTACGGCTAGTTAATAGTCCGACATAGCCCTCTGGTATGCTTACAGCTACATCTGTTTTAATCACTGCCTTTTCTTGTGGCTCAAGTACGACAGTTTTAGCTGAGAATATGTCATAACCTGCATCCGTCTTATGATTTCGTTCGGGCATTCTAGCGTCTTTTGATAATAGTTTCACTTGTAATGTGTTAGTCATTTTCCTGCTCCACCTCTACATTAATTTCATATTCATCACAATCAAATGGCACTTCCATTCTCGCAATATCATGAGCCTCAAATTCTGCTTCTTCTAAACTTTCAGCCTCGATAGTCTCTTGAATCATGCCAGTGTATGTGATTTGAACATTAAATTTTTTCATTCTCCTGTTCCTCCTCGTATTCATAGATAACTTGACTTACCATAATCCCTATTGCTTCATCAAGTTCAATACCTTCTTTAACTGAATGTTGAATAGCATTTGTCATTCCATCAAGTATTTCATCAAACGCTTGTGCTTTCTTATACACGTCCTCAATCTCTTTTAGCAATCCCTCTGTGTCATTACCGTTATACGCACTAGCACTTATAACGGACTGTTCTATTTGTTCACGGTTATCCATTTGTGTCATCCTCCATAAAAATTTTATTGTTTAATTCCATTCCAAATTTAACTCTTTCATCATCGTTGCCAAATTCGTTTATTAAATCTTTTTCAACGCTCTTGCAATACCTATCCCATGCACTTGCTTTCTTCTCCAACTCTTTGTTACGTTCTCGTAACTTCGCTATATCCACGATAAGCTCATCTTGTTGCTTCTTATACTCATCTCGTTGTTTTCTCATCTTCTTCAACCTAGCTTCCATTACACCTATTTGGAACCCTGTTTCATAGTTCACTTTCATAACCTCCTCTAAAATAAAGTTAGTTGCTTCTGTTCCTCGTATTCCAAATCACTTTGCTTTATATATGTTTCAAGCTCTTCCGCTGTATCAAATGTCTTTTTCACACCTTGCCAACCTGGTACGATATGTCCGTGAAAGTAATAAGTGCCGTTTACTACATGGATATGTGCCACTCGTTCGTTATCCTGATACAGATATCTCTTAGATCCAAAGAATTGATTTAGGTATTCTTTACGCGCGCTATCTGTCATGGTCATCACTCCTTTTAACAATTAGGCAGACCAAACGACATGCATTCGTCGTATAGCTCTTCATTACTTATGCTTGCCTTATAGTTTTCAATCACTTTGCTAACTTCTTTATGACTCATTGCTTTAACTTGTTCGTCTGTATATTTTTCGCAGTCTTCTAATTCCAGTTGCTCCTGTAATGACATCACATATTCAACTTGTCTTTGGGTTGCCATCGTTAACCCTCCCACAAGTCAAAAGCTCTTTGGACGTAAAACTTCGCCTTTGCTAAATCCTCATGACCATTCTTTAACGGTGCTCTAGACAAGTATTTGATTGCATTACCTATTGCGAATGCTAGTTGAGGTGGCTACTGTGCCGTAACCTGTTCGATAAAATCTATAATTTCAATGTCGCCGTATGTGTAGTGCGCTGGTTGCTTAACATTGTCTTGCGCTTCGTTCATATCTACTTTTCTGTTACTGATTACGCTCATTATGCTTCACTCCATTTCTTGAACATTTGGTTATAAGTGACATCGAACCAGTACGGATCACGTGAATGTTTTTGTGGCGTTCCATCATAAAGCCATGGTCTTAATCTTCTCTTTCTTTCCTGTTCATATTCCGCTCTCACATTTCGTTGGTATCGGTTCAAAATCGCTTTTTTTCTGATTTTTTCTCTCCCTTTTTCTTCATCTTTTATTTGACTCTTCATATATTCAACTTCTTCTTTAGATTTTGAGTCCTTTCTTCCACACAATAATTCATCGCCGCGCATTTTATGTTTGTATCTATATCTAAGAAGTTCTGGAGATATATGATATTTTTCTGAAACTTCTCTCAATGTCATTAGTTTTCCTTTAATACGCACTCTTATAACTTTTCTTCTAGCCATCATTCCACCTCTAAATCTAAAACCTTGATATTTATAACGTTATATTTTAATAGTTCACCTGGATTATTAAATAAATACTCCGCCAAATTCTCTTTTTCTTTATCAATCTGATTGTAATTAACACTTTCGACTTCTGTAGGAATTCTAATGTCAACAGAAGCATTGATATAAGCTTGATGTTGCATTCAATCACACTCCTAATCCTTCATATAAAACGGAGAAGTAAATCCGTCACTATTCAAATTCAATCCTTTTGCCCAATCGACAGGCTTATTCATGATAGTTTCGATTTCCTTAAGTCCATTTGAACCTCTAGGTATTTCTACAATTACTTCATCATGGACATGTCCAACTATTTTAAAACCTGATGCTTCAAGCCTAGCTATAGAAATCGCAAGTAAATCCCTTGCAGTTGCTTGAACAATATTCTCGACTAACTTCCCACCATACGTTTTTAACTTTGACCATTTACGGTTAAGATCTAAGCCCATAAATTCAACAACTTGACTACCCCAACTATTTTCACCAACTGAAGCTTTTGGATAAGCTAAAGCTCTTCCACTAGGCAGTTCAATCATTAGAAAACCTTTTTTCATATAAAATCTAAGTCCATGCGTATGATGCGTCTTTCGGGATTTCACAGTATTAATTGCAGCCTCTTGGCAAGCCTTCCAAAAATTAACTATGTTAGGATTTGCGTTACGCCAACTATCAACTAAACCTTGTAACTCGTTTTCTTCAATGCCCATTTCCAATGCCCCCATCGCTTTTAAAGCTCCAGCACCACCTTGATAACCTAAAGCTAATTCGGACACTTTTCCTTTTTGTCTGAGAGGGTCGCCTTTAGTTATGCTTTCTAACGGGACATTAAACATTTGAGAAGCCGATGCTTCATATATCTTTCCGTGTGTGTTGAACACATCTAAACGCCATTGTTCTTTTGCATACCATGCTATGACTCTTGCCTCTATTGCAGAAAAATCACTTACTGCTAGTTCATTACCTTCTTCAGCAGTAAATGTCGTCCTAACTAATTGACTTAATAAGTCTTGAGGATGAACATTGAGTAATAAATCTAAATCGTCAAAACGTTGTTCTTTAATAAGATCTCTTGCTATTTCTAATTCAGTATCTGAAATATAATGCTTTGTTAAATTCTGAAGTTGTACACCTCTACCTGCCCATCTTCCAGTACCGGCACCGTAAAATTGAAACAGACCTCTTACCCGTTCATCACTGCACATCATGTCATGCATTTTGTTGTATTTTTTCACACTGGTTTTAGACATTTGCAATCTAATTTCTAGCATTTTTTTAGCTTTTCCTGTTGCTTCTTTTAAGTACTCCTGAACCGTTTTCTTTTGTAAATTAGGTATATCTAATCCTTGGTCATCCTTTAACCAAGCCAATAATTGTGTAGGACTATTAGGATTTTCTAAACCTGTTATATGTTTAGCTTGATTAAGCAATTCTTCTTTACTCTGCTTATCGAGCACATTAGCTCCTAACATCAATGATTTAGAAAGCTTAATACCTCTGTCGTTTATATGTTGGTCAAAAACCCAATATGCTTGTTCAATTGCAGTTACTGGAAAGTCTTTAATTTTATGAGCAATCGTCATTTCTACTTCTACATCTCGAATACAGTAATCTATAAATTGTTGCCATTTTTCAAGATCATGTTCAGGCAAGTTTCTTGTTCTTCCTCCATTAACTTTTGTTGGTTTACAAGGTATAGAGAAATAACGAATTAAATTTTTACCTGCTTTATCTTTTTGGTTTTGTAGTCTTAAAACTTCTCCAACTTTATCAAGCGAAGCAGGTAAGCCAATACGCATTGAATTAACCATTGTGCAAATCCATTCTTCAGGTGGCATCTGTTTATTAAAATGTTTAGCAAGACAAGTTCTTTCGAAATTAGCATTGAATGCATACTTTTTTACAGCAGGATCAAAAAGAGCAATTTTAAACGTCTCAAAATCAGCGTGGAAAGGCTCATTATCTACTTTAGTCATGTCAATCGCACTAATCGCTCCACCATCTATTGAATAAGCTATAATTAAAATTTCGAAATCTTCAGCTTCTGTGTATTTATAGGCACCACATTTCGAAATATCATTACTGCTATATGTTTCAATATCTATATTCATAAATCTCAAATTCTTGACACCTCAATTTCTTTAAAATTAAAGTGGGGCTAAAACCCCACCTATTGACTTATAAGAAATCCTCATCATCAGTGTCTAATTCATCGAAATCATCTTCTGCTGCACTTGCACCGCCAAGAGGTTCGCCTTTTTCTACAAGTTGAATGTTGTTCAATCCAACTGCGATACCCTTATTACCATTTGTGTTGAAAGGAAATAGATTAATTGAAGCTCTAATATAATCACCACTTACAACAGTTCCAGAATCCGTTAATCTAATTTTGTTTTGGTCAATAATACCAGGTGCTTGTTTGCTTGATGCGTTAATAAAATAAGCGTCTTGATAATTCACATCATCTTCTCTTTCAGTATCTCCATCACGTAATGGAAGTTTCAGATTTGCAGGAACTTTGCCTCCAAACTTACTAACTTTTCCTTCTTCTTTAGCAGCTTCTATAGCTTGTTCAATGGCTTTTATCGTACTTGTATCTGATTTAGGAATGATTAAACTGATTGAATACTTTGCTTCTTGCCCTTCTTGCATACTGTGAGGTTCAAAAATATGTGCATATGATGCTCTTACTTTTCCTGTAATCACTTTAGTTTTATTTAATACTTTTGCTTTCATGTTTATATACCGTCCTTTTTAATTTTTATAGTTTGTCAAAATCATCTTCAGCAGATTGCTTTATAGCTGGTCGTTTATCAGACTCGGTAGCAAGTGTTAATTTACCTTGTGGCTTTTCTATAAAGCCCTCTGTAATTTTAGAAAATGCTTTTTTACCAATTAATTTTTCTAATTTCGTAATGCTAAGTAACTTGGTTTCTGTAATATCTTCAGGTTTATAACCCGCTTCAACTAACTTTTCAAGCGTTGCTTTTGTATCAGTTATCATTCTTCGCGAACGACCTTCTACAAGCTTCCAACCAGGATAGTTTTTATCATTTTCTTTCGCTTGATCTAGCGCATAATGTTCTACTTCATCAGCCCATTTTTTGATATCAGGCAGTTTATATAAAAGTTCTGCAATCTCTTCATCACTTAACAAATGTGGTGGCTTTTGAGGCACATTTTGCATGTATTCTGCACGTGTTCTACATGAATGCTTTATCTTACAGAATCTACAATGACTACCTGCTTTAAACTCACCTTCACCGTTATAAGCAAGTCTGGCTAATGGTTTAACAAAATCGGTTCCCCATTGAAGTAATCTTGATATTGGTAACTCTTCAGTAGAAAAGTTATCTATTCGTGGTTGTATGATAGTCATGCGAACTGTATGAATGTCATACATTAAACTAAGCAGTTCATATGCGCCCAAGCCATATAATCTAAGTTGAGGATTATCTATAGCTGAAACTTCAATGCCTTTACCGTATTTAAGGTCAATAATTTCAAGTACACCACCTGAAAATATAATGACATCACCAGTACCAAAAGATTCAGGGACGTATTTACCTAAATCCAATTTTGTTTCAAATAAAGCTATTACATCATTATCCCTACTCAAAGCTTCGTTATATTTTTCTTCTACATTAGCTACATACTCTTCAACATATTCACGCAACTCTTCACTGTAATATTGATTTCGCTTATAATTTTGAAAAGCTTTATTAAACTCAAACTGTGTTAGGCCTTCATATTTAAGACTGAAATATAACTCACTTAATTCATGGGCGAATGTACCTTCTTCAGCAAAAACTGAACTTTTATCTGCAATACCTTCACTTGCCTTAATACTCGGTGGGCAGTTTAGCCATTGTTTCGCACCACTTGCACTTAGCTTTGCATGAGCTCTATTTGAGTGATCTAGCTTCATGCATTAATTCTCGCTTCCATGAAATCAACAATTTTTTCATAATGTTCTTCTTTGATAGTAGATAGCTTATCCGCACCAAGTTCGTTAAGTTTATTTCTAAATTCTTTCTTATCAGAAGTATCTGCTTTTTTAAGGAACTCTTTTCCTACTGATAAAATATAATCTTTAGTTAAATCAGTAGACGTTTCCTTAACTTCTTCAATTGTTTCCAGTTGAGCTGTTTCTTCTTTTGGCATTGGTGCTTCTTTAACTTTCTCTTGTACGATTGATGAATCCACAGTTGATAGTTCAGTATTTAACACACGTAAATTCTTATTTAATAGTTTTAATTCTTCAAAAATATCTTCTAATATTGCCATTGATTAAATCCTCCTTAAAATTGGTTAGCTAGACGAATCATTAACTTGATACGATCTTCTATTTCTCTAGGGTCATCACTTTGTTCATTCAATCTTGCTAACAATTCAAATTGCTCTTCTAAAATTTCTTTTTTACGTTCGACGACAGTTAAATGTAATTGTGCTTCGATAACACGCCATTTTCCCCAACTTTCCATTTCAACCTTTCCTTTTTTCTTAAGTCTCGAAAGTGTGGATTTTGCATGTGTTTTCGATACTCCAAAAACTTCAACTACATCATCAGGATTGAAATTGTCATATGTTGCAAAATGTGATAGTATTTTTTGTTGTAAGGTCATATTAATAACTCCTTATATAATTATTTAAGACAATTGCTCATCTTGCACTGTTACTTGCTCCAACAAGTAGCAGTTTTTTTATTCTCCATAAAAGTATTCTTTATAGAATATGAATGTTGCGATACTTGCGAATCCCGCAATTGACCATGCAGTAGTGAAGTATAGAAACGGCATAAGTACAATTGCTAAGACTGTAAAGCACAGTACTGCTACTAGGTAACTTTTATATGTGTCACTCATTTTATTCTCTCCTTAAAGTATTTTCTCTTGCCTTTTAATTAAATACGCTTCTAACTTCGGAATATTAATTAACTGTCCAGCTGGAGAATAGATGATACATAAGTTTTTTATACCTAAATCATCTTCGTGATAATATTTCAACCAGTTGTATACTGTACTTCTACTTACTCCGAATAGTTGATGAATTTCTGTTGGTTTTGCGTATAACTTTTTCACAAATTTTTCTTCGCCTCTATATGTGTTTTCTGGTGTTGGTGGTACTATGATTTTTGGCATCTCTATCACTCCTTTCGATAAATGTTAAATTTTGCTATTATTCGCTCTGTATTGAAGTTCTCTATCTAATGCATAGAAGACTTTGTTTATTTCTAAGTAGCTGTAATA